TGTCTTGGGAATGGGATGCTTATGGCGCAGCGCTTTGGTGGTCCGCCAAAACCCGCGAAGCGTGGCGAAGCGAAAGACATTGACGAAGTTATGACCTCGTATGTTATCCCGACTTCCACGGAACAAAAAGGCGCTGTGGTGTGTCGTGTCCGATGGGGAGACATGCCAGAATCTGCAATCGCATGTTGTTACGCGCATGTTCCGAAAAGCATTGATGTTCGCGTTTTCAATGCTGTGAAACTTGTAATGATTAACCCAGGAGCGGTGTCCCAAAAAGACCCGTTCGGAGAGTACGGGATGGTCGCCCTTAAGTGGGACGAGAAGTCTCCAAGACTCATTGAATCAAAAACACTTGACACGCATGGTACAAACTGAATTAAAATACAGTGCCGACAAACTCCGGGTGAGCCGGGGATAAAAACATTCGAGCATCATCCCACGATGGATTGGTGCCTTCAACGAAAGCCACGACAGAAATGTTTGTGGCTTTTTTGCTTTCTGAGCCTGAACGCAGTCCACGGGACAGGCCAGCAACATGGTGGACACCGGCCACTTAGGGATAAGCGGGAAGCCTGCCGGATGCTTCGATAACCGCGCCCGACCAAGACCCACTAGGCAGAAAATTCAGCCGTAACCATTCGGCAGCGTCCTTTATGGAGCCGGATTGCGTAACCGGCAAGATTTCCGCGTCCAAGCGCAAGGTGCGTCGCCAGCCTTCCAAGCTGTGCAGATAAGGGTTCGATTCCCTATGGTCGCTCCAGACCGGCGGGCCGATCAACCATCACTAGCTAACCGCAAATGTGATCGTGTCCCGCCACTCCTCACCACAACCGAAAGGCCATCAATGGCAACCGCACCCATGAATCCAGCGATGGCCGCGCCCCAAGGCGAACAAGAAGCAGCCCCCGAGGCCGCAGGGTTCACCATCTGCATCAACGTCGCAGCCGACGGCAGCATGAACGTCGCCACCGAGCCGTATGAAGCCGAAGAAGGTACAGCAGGTATGCCCGCAGCCAGCCTGGACGAAGCCATGCAGATTGCCCAACAGATCATCGACAACAAAGGTCAGATGCCCCAAGGCAACGGCATGACGCCAGAAGATGCGTTCGCTGAAGGCTTCAAAGGGACTGAAGTCGCATGACCACAGTAACGATCATTCTGTCCGACACCGACGACGGCCTAGTCGCAGTCGATACCACCATCGAAGGCTACGACCGCCAGAGCAACGCGCAACGCATGGCCGACGAACTGAATGCTTACATGGCGCACCAGCACGAACAAAAGGGCGCATCACTGCTGAGCGACAAGCCAGAGACTGCGCAGGCGTAAATGGCAACCAAGGCTGGGACGGGTAAGAAGAAGACTGGTCCCAATCCCGTATCGACTGAAGGCGCATGGGCGTTGTTCAAGGCGCGTGAAAGCGCTATGGACGAACTGAGCGAAGTCATTGTTTCAGGCAATAGCATTGCAGATTTCTCTAGAAGCATGGGGGTTGCGTACAACACCGTGTTGAACTGGATCAATGATGATGCTGGCCGCGTTGCAAACTACGCCCGCGCGCGCGAAGCTAGAGCAGATTTGATATTCGACGCTCTGGATGATGTTTCAGAGCAAGCGGTAACGGCTGAGACGGCTATTGAGGTTGCTGGATTGAGGCTCAAAGCTGACAACATTAAATGGAAGTTGGCAAAAATGGCCCCAAAGAAATATGGGGAGCGCCAGCAGGTCGATTTGAATGCGGCTGTAGAAGTCAGCATTGAACAGGTTGACGCCAAGATTGCCCGCTTGCTGGCGAAGTGATGGACAATGCGATTGTCAACCTGACGCCTGAACAGCGCCGGGAACTGTTGGAGTTGTTGGAATTAAAGGCGAGATTGAAGGCTGAAAACAAGTTGGCAGACTATCGCCCGTATATCAAACAGGCCGCGTTCCATGCGGCAGGGGCCGATCCGGCAGTCAGAGAACGATTGCTGATGGCGGCAAACCAAGTTGGCAAGACTTGGAGCGCTGCGTTTGAAGTGGCGATGCACTTGACGGGCAAGTACCCGAAGGACTGGAATGGCGCGGTATTCGCAGACCCGGTGACAGGCTGGGCAGCATCGGAGACAAGCCAGGGCACGCGGGACACAGTACAACGCTTGTTGCTTGGGCAGCCTAGCTCATGGGGCACGGGAGCGATCCCGAAGGCAGACATTCTGGAAATTAAGCGGGCCGCGCATGGTGTGGCTGATGCGGTGGAGACTATTCTTGTCCGGCATGTGTCGGGCGGAACCTCCCGCATCACGATGAAGACCTATGACCAGGGCCGGGAGCGCTGGCAGGGCGAGACACTTGATTTCGTCTGGTTCGATGAAGAACCGGATGAGGACATCTATATTGAAGGCTTGACGCGCACAAATGCCACGGCAGGCATCGTGTGGATCACGTTCACGCCTTTGAAGGGTATGAGTAGCGTCGTGAAGCGGTTCCTGCTGGACAAACAGCCTGGAACGCAAGTCACGACGATGACAATTGAGGATGCCGAGCATTACACGCCCGAGCAGCGCAAGGCCATCATTGCAAGCTATCCGGCGCATGAACGTGATGCGCGGTCGCAAGGTATTCCAACGCTGGGCAGCGGCAAGATATTCCCGGTGGATGAGAAGTCCATCACAGAGTCTTCGATTGCCATCCCGGCACACTGGCCGCGCATTGCTGGTATTGACTTTGGATGGCAGCACCCGACCGCAGGCGCATGGATTGCTTGGGACCGAGACACGGACACGGTGCATGTGTATGACTGCTACCGGGTGACTGAAGCAACTCCAGCAGTCCACGCAGCGACGTTCAGGGCAAAAGGGCAATGGATACCCGTAGCGTGGCCGCATGACGGCAACAACGACACGGCAGCGGGCGAGAACCTTGCAACGCAGTACCGCAAGCATGGATTGAACATGTTGAAAAGCCGCGTGACACATGCGCCAGCTAGAGGAAAGCCTGAAGGATCGGGCGGCAATAGCGTTGAAGCTGGATTGATGGACATGTTGGACAGGTTTCAGACTGGTCGGCTCAAGATAGCCGCGCATCTGGAAGACTTGTTCAGTGAAATCCGCCTGTATCACCGTGAAGACGGGAAGGTTGTGAAGATTGATGACGACATTATTTCGGCGCTTCGATATGCGCTGATGATGCTTCGGTTTGCTGTGGTCAACGTGCCGACAGATAGCGGGTACGTCGAAGACTTCACGCCGACAGACAACGAAATGGCTTACTAAGCCAACAAACACTGAAAGGCCATCATGGCAACACTATGGATCGCTGAGTTTCCAGGCGCACGCTTGGGCCGCACGGGTCAACCTGTCGCCGTTCTCCCGCCTCTCAAGAGTCAAAAGATCACGTTCAGCACCACGACACAGAGCGCAGCATTGCTTGCGTCTACGGCTCTTGTCCGAGTGGTGGCTGATGCGAACTGCCATCTTGTGGTGAATGCGGACCCAACGGCGACGACTGACAGCGCCATCCGATTGACTGCGGACACGCCAGAGTATTTCGAGGTCAAGCCCGGCGACGAGATTGCAGTAATCGCAGCATGAACATGCAAGAAGAGTCAGAACTGCAACGGGCGCAGCGACTGGCTATCGTTGAGGCTTTTGCCGCTATCGTCAAGGACAAGCGTACCGACGCCATCGAGGGCAGGCGCGCATCAGGCATTGAGACGATATGGGCAGAGGATGAAGCGCACTACGAAGGACAGGATGAGGTTCAAGAGTCCGCTTACAGCAAGGGCAAGAGCGCATCCGATGGCTTGAGCGAGAAGCCGAAGAAGCAGACAACCCGCTCAACGGCGTTCCTGAACATCACCCGACCGTATTGCGACGCAGCATCCGCCAGCATGAGCGACATGCTGATGCCGACCGATGACCGTAATTGGGACATGCGCCTGACGCCGATTGGCGACCTGAAGGCTTCGTTGAACGATAACCGCTCTGTTGCTGAAGTTGTTCCCCAAGCTGTAGCGGCGAAGCAGGGTGGTATCCGTGGTGCCATTGGCAAGCTATTCAGCCCCGCACAACCAACACCGCAGAAAGCTCCGACGGTAGCCGAGGTCGCCAAGCAGGAGATGGACCGCGCAACAGTAGCCCTTGACGCAGCACGCAAGCAGGTTGATGACTGGCTCGTTGAATGTCGATACCACGCCGAGGTCAGAAAGCAGATTGAAGCCACGGCGCGGATCGGCACCGGGATATTGAAGGGGCCAACACCCGCCAGGAAGAAGGCGCGCAAGGCGACTAAAACGAAAGATGGCTGGACGGTCGAGATCAACATCGAGACGAAGCCAGAGTCGAAAGAGGTCAGCGCCTGGAAGATTTACCCTGACCCCGCTTGTGGAGACAACATCCACAACGGCAGCTACATCTTTGAAGAAGACGAGATTACCGCGCGCCGCCTGAATGAGCTAAAGGGTGGGGGATACATTGACGAGATGATCGACCTTTGCATCAAGGAAGGACCGATCAGTGCTGTAACTGGAACGAGCTCCCGCAAGCCGGAAGATAAGACGCGGGACAAAGACCTGTTCCAGATTTGGTACTACTACGGTCATGCGTCCAAGGATGACATGACGGCAGCAGGGTGTAGTTGCGGCGACAAGGAGCGAAGCTACTACCCTGTTCAGGTGACGATGGTCAATGACCGCATCATCAAGGTAGCACTCAGCCCACTCGACAGCGGGGAGTTCCCGTATGACGTAATGGTGTGGCAGGCTGTGAGCGGAAGCTGGGCCGGCACGGGTGTTGCGCGTCAGATGCGGACATGCCAGAAGGGCGCTAATGCAGCCGTTCGCAATCTGATGGACAACGCTGGTCTAGCGGGTGGACCGCAGACGATTGTGGACCGCACCAAGATTGTCCCTGCTAATGGGAAGTGGGAGTTGACCCCTCGTAAGGTGTGGTGGACAAAGGACGGCGCGGAGATGATGGATGTGAGAACCGCATTCATCTTTGTGGTCGTCCCAATGCTGCAAAACGAACTGCTTGCGTTGGCGCAATTCTGGATCAAGGAAGCCGAGGATGTGACAGGGTTGCCAGCCTTGCTTCAAGGGCAACAGGGCAGCGCACCAGAGACGGTCGGCGGCATGACTCTGCTGAACAACAACGCCAACACCGTCAAGCGTCGCATTGCAAGAACCTTTGACGACCGTGTGACTGAGCCTCACATTGGGAGGTACTACGAATACCTCTTGCTGCACGGACCTGATGATTGCAAGGGAGACTTCACGATTGACGCTCGGGGGTCGAGTGCATTGGTCGAGCGCGATGCTCAGACGCAACAGATGCCGCAGATGCTCAATATGTCGGTCAACCCGGTGTTTGGGCTTGATCCTGAGTCGGTCATGGACGAGATGTTGAAGGGAATGCGCTTCGACACCAAGCGGCTGAAGCTCTCGGATGAGAAAAAGCAACAGATGGCGCAACAGCAACCGCCGCCACCGCCACAGATTGCCGTCGCTCAGATACGCGAGGAAGGTGCCCTGAAGCGCAAACAGATGGAACTGCAAGCCAAGGCGCAGCAAGGTGATGCAGACCGTGCATTGGACAAGGCGCTCAAGGACATTGATGCGCAGCTTGAAGGGCAAAGCCTGGACGCTGAAGAGCGCAGGGACTTGCAGAAGCACAAGGTCGCGCTGGCGAGCCTGACGATGGAATTGCGGCAGCAACGCGAACTGTCTCCCGGCCCGCAAGTGCTGAACCCTCCGACTGAGCCTCAAGGACGCGCCCCTGATGGGTTTGCGTACAGGCAATGATTGAAGACGACACACTTGTTGCAGCACGCCGACTGCTGGACTTGAGCGACCGGCAATCTGCGACATGGCGCAAGCTGAAGAAGCATTTTGAAACGCGACTCGCAGAGATGCGTGCGCGCAATGACAACGACCTTGACGTACTGACCACAGCAAAACTGCGTGGATCTGTAGCCGTCATAAAAGAACTGTTGGCTCTTGGCGACCAAGACCCGACGATGGAAGCAGACGAGGGTTAACACCCGCCTCTGCAATGTGTGGCCCGCCTTGTGCGGGCTTTTGTATTTGGAGAACTGAATGAGCATGGAAACCGAAGGAACGGCGACACCGGAAGAACTGGCCGCGTTTGATGAAGGGTTCAGCGAGACAAAGACGGAACAGGTTGAAAAGCCTGCACCCGAGTCCGCGCCCGTACCTGATGCGACGCTGGAAGCAAAGGAAGAACCCGAGCCTGAAGTTGTACCTGATGCCGCGCCTGCGCTGACCCGCGAAGAACTCGCTGCGATGCGTGCGGCAATGGCGGATGTATCGGACATGAAGGGACGATTGCGCGACGCCTATGGGCGGATTGGCGCACTCAATGACCTGTTGCACAAGAAGACCGACGAGAAGAAGACTGAGGGGAAACCCGCCGTCCTGACGACCGTCGAGATGAAGCGCATCAGGGAAGCCTATCCCGAACTGGCCGACGACCTCGTTGCCGACCTGAGTGAAGCACTGTCAAACGTGAAGTCCACAGCGCAAGACGCCGAAGAAATGGCGCGTCTCGTTGATGAGCGCGTTGCCAGGGCTGCACACGAACTGCGTAAGGAAACACTGGCCGAGCGTCATCCCGATTGGGAAGATGTGAAGAAGTCTGAGGTTTTCTGGAAGTGGATCGAGTCGCTACCTCAGGACGATCAGCGCGCCATCCAGACCAGCGCATCACCGATGTTCATTGCTGGAAAGCTCGACACGTTCAAAGCGTGGCGGGACAAGTCAACCAAAGCAAAACAGAAAAGCCAAGAGCGGCTGGAATCTGCCATCACGCCTACGGGCGGATCGGGGACCGGCAAATCAACCCTGTCCGACGAAGAAGCCATGCAAAAGGCTTTTGCCGAAGGATTCAATAGTTAAGGAGCCATCATCATGGCACTCGCAACATACGCATCCCCCGCGCAACGAATCGGTCGAATCAAAGGCCAGATTCTCAAGCACGCCATCCATACTTCCACGCTGGAGATCAGCGGCGAAGTCTACAAACAGCCCGTCAAGATGGGTGACACCGTGACGTTCCGCCAGGTTGTGCCTTTCGGCGCGACGGCTGCGGCGCCCAACACGTTCAGCACGACCGCTGCTGCCAACCTGATTCAGGAAGGCGTTACGCCCCCGGCTGAGTCGATCAGCATCCTCGACACCAGTGTGACGGTGCAGAAGTACGGCGCACTGTACGGCTACACCGAGCGCCAGGACTCGCTGGGTGAAGACGATCTCCCGGCATGGATGGAAGAGCAACTTGGCGAGCGCATGGGCCTGGTCCGTGAACTGGTCTACATTGGCGCGCTGCAAGGCTGTACCAATCGCTTCTACAGCGGCGGCACGACCCGCGCTACGGTTGCCTCTCCTGTGACGCTGAACCTTGTCAATCGCATCACTCGCAACCTTGCGGGCAATCATGCGGTGTTCATGCGTGGCGTGATGGCTGCATCGGCCAACTACGGCACCGTGAGCGTGCAGAAGTCGTATCTGGCCTTTGGTCATACGAACCTGCAGCAGGACATCGAGGCCATCCCCGGCTACAAGGCGATTTCGGACTACGGTTCGATGAAGCCCGCGCATGAGATGGAAATCGGTTGTGTCGGCTCCGTCCGGTTCATCCTGTCGCCTGACATGCCTTACACCGCTGATGCGGGCGCCGCCATCGCTGGCACGACCAACTCCAGCACTACCGGCACCAGCGCTGACGTGTACCAGTTGTTTGTCGTCGCCAAGGATGCGTGGGGCCATACGGCCTTCCGTGGCCTGGACGCCTTCAAGTTCAACAACATCGCCCCCGGCAAGGTGGACAAGAGCGATCCAACGGGGGAACGCGGCTACTGCTCAGCGACCTTCTACGATGCTGCCGTCGTGACCAATCACGGCTGGTGCGGCGTTGCTGAAGTCACCATCAGCACCTTGACCTGATAGGCCGAGAAACCACAACCCCATAGCCCCTTAACCGGGGCTTTTCTTTTGGAGATATTGACATGCAAAACGCACGACAACTCAATGGACTTACGATGAGCACCATCAAGTCCGGCCTTATCAAAGGCACTGGCAGTTCCTACACCACGACCGTCACGACTGCCGGGATGATTAACGGCAAGTTCGTTACGACCCTTGGCGCGCAGACCAACACTGCAACGCCGACGACTGATGCCGTGACCGGGGCTGCTTTCCGCGCTCTTGCCGACAACCAGGCGACGGTGCTGGTGATCGGCCAAAACGCGGCTGGCGCTATTGCGATGGCGCAAGGCTCGATTGAAGACACGCAGGTGGGTGTGACCACAACCGCAGGCGCATTCATCCGCGCCCCGCAGTTCCCGACGCTTCCTGATGATTTCATGGTGCTCGGGTACAACCTTGTCCGCACCGCTCCGAGCGCATCAGCCTGGACGCCGGGCACTGGTGAATGGGCCGCAACTGGCGTCACTTCGTCTGAATTCGTTCAGTGCGCTGTGTTGCCCGACCGTCCGCAAGTGAGCTGACCCGACGCAACCCCATAAAGCCCCTTCACCGGGGCTTTTCTTTTTGGAGAACTGAAGCATGGCAACACGCCAATACAAACAATCCATCATCAATTCTGATGACGTTCGCGCCGCGCAGATGGCAGCCCCTGAACTGCGCGACGGCATGGTGACGATTGACGACATCGAAGTTGTCCCCGGTCATTCCCTGATGTCGGCGGCTGAAGAAGCCAAATTCATGGAAGACCGCGTTAGCGTCGAGATCGAACCCGGCGGCGAAGAGAACGACCCGATCTTTGTGTACTTCGGTCACAACGGCGTGGTGCAGTATGTCAAGGTTGGCGAGCCGCAAGTGGTGAAGCGCAAGTTTCTCTACTCTGCCATCGCAGCCAAAACGGTGAAGTTTGCTTGCGCATTCGGAAAGGACAACACCGGCAACGAGTTCAACCGGATGAGTCCGTCCGTCAAAACGACGCACCGCATTCGATTGATCGAAGACCGCAACCCGCAGGGCGGAATGAAGTGGTTTCAGAAGATGGCTCAAGAAGCCTGAAGAGCGGGCCGTGAGGCTCCTGCACAAATCACCAACTGACCAACAAGGAATTTTCAATCATGGCACGCATCGACTCTATCTATCAGTACATCGGTTCCATCCCTGACAAGCGCACTTCCATCGCTCTGTCCAAGGTGTTCGAGCGCTTCATTCCCCGTGCGACTGAGCCTGTTTCCGCTGGGCAGTACGCGAACCTGAACAACCTGGGCAACGTCATTGAACTGACGGCGACCCGTACTGTGCTGGCGTCTGAGAGTGGCGCGACGTTCCTGCTCAACAGTGCGACCGAGTTCGTGACGACGTTGCCGACCCCGGCTGCTGGCCTGCGTTACACCTTCATTGTGAAGGCCGCGCCTGCGGCTGCAAGCTATACGGTGGTGTCCGCAGCAAGTGCAAACATCATCAAGGGCTTCGCAGCCAATGCGGCTGGTGCTGCTGTGACCCCGCTGGGTGATGGCGACACGATCACGTTCGTTGATGGCCAAGCTGTGGCAGGCGACCAAGTGACCGTCATCAGCGACGGCACAAGTTGGTTCATGTCTGGATTTGCCCAAGTTGCGGCAGGCATCACCAACACCAAGGCGACCTAACCCGCACTGACCGGCCCTTCGGGGCTGGTCGATCACCGCCATGAGTACATTCCTAGAACTGTGCCAGGACTTGCGCCGTGAAAGCGGCATCAGCGGCACTGGGCCTGCGTCCGTCATCAATCAGACCGGAGAGATGCAGCGTGTGGTCGAGTGGATTCTTTCCGCCTATCGGTACATCCAGAACCTGCATCCGTCGTGGCTTTTCCTGCAAACGGAATTCAGCTTTGAAACCATCTCTGGCACGGGAAACTACACGCCAGCAGCGGTGTCTCTGCCAGAACTCGGATCGTGGAAGACCGACACACTGACGGACTACCTGACTTCGACCGGCATCAACGCAGAGCAGTTCATGGAATACGTGCCGTGGCCTGATTTCGTGGATGCGTACATGACCGGATCACCCAGCACGACGCCCGGCATCCCGATGGTGTTCACCGTCAAGCCGGATCAGTCGCTTCAGTTGTGGCCCATCCCAAACGATGTCTATACCGTGCGCGGAGAGTATTTCAAGCGCGCACAGACCATGACCGCCAATGCTGATGAACCCATCATCCCGGTGCAGTTTCAGGATGTGATCGTGTGGAGAGCATTGATGCTCTATGGCGCTTTTGCGGCGGCAGACGAGAAGTATTCGCACGGTCAAAATGAGTACAGGCAAATCCTGTCCAGGCTGGAAATGAACCAGTTGCCGGAAATGCAACTTGCGGACTCGCTGCTATGAGGCTGACGCGAGTCAACACCAGCGTCGAGTACGTAAAGTTCGGCGGTGGACTTGACCTGTTGACGCCTGCAATCTCCATCAATCCCGGAGCAGCCCTTGCAGCGCACAACTACGAACCCGGCATGTCGGGAGGGTATGCCCGCATAGATGGCTACGAACGCTTCTCGGGGATGCCATCACCATCGGATGCGACCTACCATCACTGCCAAGTGGTTCTGAGTGCTGCGGTGTCGGTTGGGCAGACCATCACGGGTTCTGTCAGTGGAGCGACGGGCGTTCTTGTGACCATCGGCGCGACAGAGTTTGACATCACCAAGGTCACGGGCACATTCACCTCGTCCGAGAACTTCACGGTGTCAGGGGATGTCAAGGGCTATATGACGGCACTCCCTACGCTGCAAGGGTGTCCGACAGGGCTTGAGAACGCCACAGCCCAGGCGGCAGCAGCAGACAACTACCGTGCTGACATTTCGGTCCCTATGGGGTCTGGGGCCATCCGTGGCGGCGTGACTCTAAACGGGACAACCTATTGCTTTCGGGACAACGTGGCGGGCACTGCCGGGTTGATCTTCAAGGCAACGACTTCGGGTTGGACGCAAGTCACCTTGTATTCGACCATCTCATACACGACGTTTGTCGGCGTTATCGCTGATGGAACAACGATTACGCAGTTCACCAGCGGCGCGACGGCAACGGTGATGCGTCATATTCAGGACAGCGCGACAACGGGACGTTTGATACTGTCCAACATCACCGGCACATTCAACGCCGTGAACGTGATCCAAGTCGGCGGCGTCACCAAGATGACGGCATCGAGTCTGGTCACGGCAATCAGCATCCTCCCCGGTGGACGTTATGAGTGTGACGTTTACAACTTCACGGGCAGCACGGACACGCGAGCGGTTTATGGCGTGGATGGCGTCAATCCGGCCTTTGAGTTCGATGGAGAGGTCTATATCCCGATCTATACCGGGATGACCGCAGACACCCCTTCGCACATCAAGGCGCACAAGAAGATGCTGTTCCTGACGTTCAGGGGATCGCTGCAAAACTCTGCCATCGGAAACCCGTTTTCATGGTCGGTGATTACGGGCGCGAGTGAAATCGGCCTGGGTGACGACATCACAGGACTGCTGACTCAGCCCGGAGATGTGATGGCTGTCGTGTCGCGCAACAGTTCAAGTCAGTTGTCTGGAACGTCTGTAGCCGACTTCCAGATGGATTCCATCGCTCCAGAAGTAGGGGCCATTGCGTACACGTTGCAGAACCTGGGCGTTGCCTACTGGCTGGATGACCGGGGCGTGATCCAGATCACCCGCACGCAAGCCTTTGGCAACTTCGACAACGCAACGGCAAGCCGCAATGTCCAGCCGGTGATCGACCAGATGCGAACCGTGGTCATCGCCAGCACGGCGTACAAGTCTCGCAATCAGTATCGTCTCTATGGGTCGGATGGATCGGGCGTCGTCATGACCGTTTCAAATGGTCAGTATGGGCCTGAGTTCGCATTCACCACATTCAAGTACCCGGTGAACGTCACTTGCGCATGGAACGCAGAGGACGCGAATGGCAAATTCATCGTGTTCTTCGGCTCTGACAACGGCATGGTCTATCAGGCCGACAAGGGATCGAGCTTCGACGGCGCAGCCATAGAAGCGTACCTGAGACTTCCGTTCAATCACTCCAAGACACCAAACGTCATCAAGAGCTATCGCCGGGCGCAGATGGAAATGACGGCAGTCGGCTATTGCGAGATCCGGGTTCATCCAGAGTTCGGCTATGGCGATCCCGCGGTATCGACCCACTTGCTCAACACAGTGTCCGTGCAAGGCTCTGGCGGGTATTGGGACATCGACACCTGGGAGCAGTTCTATTACGACACCACGATTGTCGCCAGCCCGGAGTTTTCCATCTCTGGAGACGGGCGAAACATGGGTTTGATCGCCTATTCCAACTCAGCTATCGACCTGGGGCACACATTGCAAGGCGCAGTTTTGTCCTTCACGCCGAGGCGCATTCAGAGGTAATCCATGAGCAGTTATTCATCTCCTGCCGACATTGCAGCGGCCACACTGGCACGCTCCGCAAACGTCAATGACGTTGACGCCGCTGTCGCAACGGCTTTTGCGCTGATCCCCGACGAAGCAAAGATGTATCGCGGGACCGTCAACTTCGGCACCGATTCCGGGACTGCAAACACCCATGTCGTGACGACCCCGTACACAGTGGCTTACGGAGATGGATTGAACGTCTCGTTTATCCCCCTGGCAACCAACACCAGCAGCACGACGATCAACGTCAACGGGCTAGGCGTGAAGTCGATTCGTGACCCTGTAGGCGCTGCGCTTGCGGCTGGTTTGATCGTCGTCGGCGTACCAACTGAGGTCAGGTACAGCACTGTGACGGGATACTTTCACCTTGTTGGCGCTCTCAGCCCGATGGGTCCGGCTGGTCCTCCGGGCGGCGTGTCCAGCGTTGATGTGTCCGGTGGAACCACTGGCCTTAGCGCATCAGGCGGGCCGATTGTCGGCACGGGAACCATCACGCTTGCAGGCACCTTGTCTGCGGCCAATGGCGGGACGGGTGTTGCCAACGACGCAGCGGCAACGACGACCAGAAGCGGCAACTATGCCAAGACTGAAACCCTGACCGGGGCAACGAATGTCACCTACCCAACCACGGGAACGCTGGCAACCCTGGCTGGATCGGAAGCGCTGACTAACAAGACGCTGACCAACCCGACGCTTGGAAACTCCAATCTGCTGGGCGTGAAGACTGTTATCTACAACTCCCAGCTTACGCTGTCAACGACCACGGGAGCGGTCACGGTGGACTGGAGCGCGGGGCAGAACTACAAGCAGGCTGAGCCAACTGGCAGCATCACCTACACGTTCACCGCTCCTATTGGTCCGTGCAAGCTGCAACTTCTGATCGACTCTGATGGAACGAGTACCGCTCAATCATTCACATGGCCCGCGACGGTCATCTGGTACTCGATCACATGGTCGGGCGTGAACAACAAGAAGGCCGTCATCAACTTCTGGTATGACGGCACAAGCTATCACGCCACCGGAATCAATCAGGTCTGAGCATGGCTAGATATTGGGTTGGCGGAACTGGAACATGGCAGTCTGGTGATACCTCACACTGGTCTGCTTCATCGGGTGGCGCATCGGGGGCTTCCGTTCCGACTGCTTCTGACGATGTGTATTTCAACGGGTCGAGTGGTGCCGGCACGATCACGATTGGAGACGTTGGATCGGGCGTCACCTGTCTTGCGTTGAACTTTACCGGGTTCACGGGAACACTAAGCGCGCTACAAGGGTTTATAAAAATAAGGGGCAACATCACGTTTGGGTCCGGGATGTCGTTCTCTGGAACCAGATACGCATTCCTAGAGTCCGACGCAAGTCTAACGATCACATCCAACGGGAAGTCAATTCCGTTTGGTATTTACGTTTCCACAGGGACTACCACGCTCGCAGATGACTTTGTGACGACAAGCTCGATACTTGTCGGTAGTAGCACGTTCAACGCGGCAAATTTCAACGTCACGGCAAACAATGTAGATGTGCCGTATCCGTATGCGGGAACTCTGACGATGGGATCGGGTACATGGACAATCACAGGAAGTGTCAAGGCACAGAATGGAGCTAGCGGAGTGTGGATTTGCGGCGCTGATTCGACCATCACGCCAAACACATCGACCATCAAACTGACGGACACATCTTCAACGGCAAAGAAGTTCGATGGCGGCGGAAAGACGTACAACAATATATGGCTGAGTGGCGCGGGAACGGGTGAATTTCAGTTCACAGGATCCAACACCTTCAACGATTTCAAGTGTGATACGCCACCGCACGCGATCAAGTTCACGGCTGGAACAACCACCACAGTAACCACGTTCACGGTGTCGGGTACTTCTGGAAACCTGATAACGATTGGAAGCCTGACAGCCTCATCCCATACGCTGACGAAGGCGGGAGGTGGGGTGATTGACTGCGATTACCTGTCTATCAGCAGATCAACCGGCACGCCTGCATTGACATGGTATGCGGGGCTGCATTCAACCAGCGGCGGGAATACTTCCGGGTGGAGTTTCTACACATCAACGACGACATTCAATACCGGCCTGTTCAGCAATAGCGGACCCTAAGGAAAATCATGGCAACATCCCCGGCACTTATCGGTCAGTGGTATCAGAATTACACCGCGCCCAAGACCGAATCTCAAGGATATGACGCAACGCTTGCTGACCCTGCAAAAGAGTGGAAGGTCACCAAGAACCAGACGGTTGCCGGGCAAACAAAATCCCTAATTGGTGAAAACTCCCCGCTGATGCAACAAGCTGCTACGGCAGGGCTTCAGACTGCGGCTGCAAGGGGATTGAGCAATAGCTCGATGGGCGTCCAGGCTGGACAAGCGGCGGTGATGGACAAGGCGCTTCAGATTGCCACTCCAGATGCTCTGACATTCCGCACGGCGGGACAGTACAACGCGGACCAGTACAACCAGAACCAGCAGTTCAACGTAAACGCGAAGAACACCGCAGCACAGTTCGGGGCGGCTGCATCCAACACCGCAAGCCTTGCTGACACGCAGCCAACCACCCACCCCTTATACCCCACCGACCAACCCG